GCTTTTGGTAAGCCTGCGGATACCATGTCCGCCATTACTTGAGGGTTAACTACATTAGCAAGTTGCGTAGGACCTGCCGCAAATGTTTGTAAATTAAAAGAGAATTGTTTATTCATTAGCGTTTCCTCCTGTCAATGAATTATAGAGTTCGATGTTTTTAGAATATAACTCCGCTCGTTGAGAATATGTCATTTTTGCGAAGTCTTCTTTGGTTACTGTGCCGTCTGCAGATTTCCCACCAGGATTACCTGGTGCTACGCCTTTAGGTGCAGATGCTTCACCAAATAAATAAGGATTAGCTTTCGCAACTTCAGCAAGTTGTTCATCTAATCCTTTAATTTTGCCGTCCTTTACTTTTGCATCTTTTAAATTTAATAAAGCCCGGACTGCAACGTTGTTTTTAGCTTTTGCGTTGGACAATGCTACGTTCACAATATTGTCAATTTCAAGTTGTGCGATTTTACCCTCGTATTCAGCTTTGCGGGTTTCTGCATCAGCTTTCATCGTTTCAATTTGTTTCGCAAGCTCCGCATTATCTGCATTAGATTTTTTGAGGTTATCAATTTCGCCGTTTAGAGTCGTTAGTTCCCCTTTTACGGATTTAAGTTCCTCGTTCTTAGCATTGAATTGATCCTTAGAAACATAGTTCTTGCCATAGTCCTCAACGACTTTAGTTGCCTGCTCCTCAGTTAATCCTAATGCTAATAATTCTTCCTTAGTCATATTGACCTCCTTAAATAAAATACCCATTTCGCTTTATTTTCGTGAGCTACACCTCACGTCTACGGTCTTGTTAGTTATCGCCCAACAATACTAAAATGGCAATAAAAAAGCAGCGGTTAAGCTGCTAATTAGTTAATATATTGTTTTTCCCACTCATCATAAGTAATAGTGCCATCATAATCGATGCTTTTTTCTGCTTGGTTTCGACCTGTGCGCGTCTCACCTTCTAGCTCAGGAATATAAGGAATGGTTGTTGATCTACAATAACAATGAAACGGAGGGACCGTAACCCCTGGTTTAGCATCGACTAATCTCACTCGTTTCCTGTCCATTCGTCTGCAGATCGGTGATGTACGACTATCTAAGGTAGCTAATATTTCTAGCTCCTCAACTTCAAGTTCTTTCATGCTGTCAAGAAACCCTTGCTCGTGAACCCTTGCCGTCTCTGTTTCGATTAATCGCTTAGCGTTACTGTATGATGTCTTCATCCGCTTATGCAGATTATCTGCCATCGTATCCGCCCCTTGTCCAATAATAAGGGCCTGAGTAAAGTCATTCTGTAAATTTGCAACCAGCTTTGATGTATCACTCCATATTCTACTACTAAAATCTTGCCCATCACTAGCCCATTGGCTATGAACGACGCTTTCGACACGCTTACCATCAATCGTATTAATATTGGAATATGATCCTCTCTGTGTTTGAGCGGTATATGCCGTTTTGTATACGGAGGATTGATACACCTCTTGTAGCAAGTCTTTAATTGAGATATTTTGCCTTTGGGATAGCATTTCAATTTCGTGGATTACATTAATGTATAACATTTGTTCTCGACTTAGTCGCTCGCGAATTGATGCATTTGATAGCATTTGTTGATGTTCTTCAGATACACCTAGCTTCTTAGCTTCTGCCTTGAATTCAGCTAAATCCATTTTAAAGGCTTTCATCTCATAAGCGTTTAATAACTTCCTAGCTTCGGCTAGTTGAAGCCCGTTTTCTGTAGCAAAGCGACGGTACCAATCGTTGATGGCCCTTTCAATCCGGCGTAATGCCATGGCATAATTAGCTTTGATTTCCTCATCAGTAAGATTGGCTTTTTTGAACGATTCATCAAGTAGATGCTCATATCTCTTTTCCCAATAATCATTCGCCATGAGCCTCACCGCCATTTGGTACAACAAAATCAGCTGTTATCTCAGATTGTTCCTTTTTTACTTTTGCAAGCTCTTCCGCAGCATCTTTTGTCCAAGGATGGTTTGCAATAATCGTTTCATTGGATATAATGCCAACTGAATCTTTACAGTTTTTAATTGTATCACCTTCATTGATAGGCAAGTCACGATTGAATATGAAGTCCACTTCTTCAACTGCACTTTGATTAGTTAACCCGCGATACGTGTTAACAAACCACATCAAATCATGCAAGCTAGATTTGAATTCAAGCTCCATTTCGTTTGCGTCTAAATCAATATCAGAGTACATGGACATAATGTTCATCTGATTGGGATTGTTCGCCATACGATCGTCTTTAGCATCAAAGCCTCGGCCGTTTTCAATAATAGCCTTTCGTAAAAGATTTATCAGTAACTGATAGTTGTCACTATTTACTTCGATTTTAAGCGCTTTTACATCGCCATTAACACCATCAACCGTGCGCACTTTAATTGCCCCATATGTAGCTAGATTTTGTCGGAATTCGGCAAGATTCTGTCCGTCATAGTTCTGTAAAATCAAGATTGTACTACGAATATCTTCTTCCATATTGTCCTGGAAGTTAGAAAGCAATCTATTTAATGCATCTTGAAGTGATTTCACTTTAATAATAAGCGGTTGTTCAAATTCATTAGCACGGAACATAATCAAAGGAATGCGTTTCCAATTATATGGCTTGTCATCAATTGCAAAGTTAGCCGTGTTTGTTTTATCTGCATCTGGAAGTAACCGTTCCATGTCCCAAACGTAATATTGAATTCCTGTTGGAGTATAATACTCTACCTTATGAATGGTTTTAGTTTCCGTTCCGGTGTAGTATTCAATATCGTAAAGGTACAAAAACGCATCCAGTTGCGTGTGTTCCTCATCAGCCCAAAATGGTAACACCTGATGCGGTTTCATCATTTTGAATTTAAGAGAGCCATCAATACCAATATAAGGGTGGATATATGCCTTACCTGCCATAGTAGCGAATTTCCCAACAGACTTTAATAGTCGTTGGAATTGAATTCCAAACAGCTTGTCTAATTCGTCATCATCTACATTAATATCTAATGGCTTAGATAATAAGTAGTTAACCTTTTGGTCAACTAGATCATCGAATCGATTATCTACAATCTGATTGTTAGGCACACCTTGCAATGCAAGTTGTTTGCCACCCTCACCAACAACACAGCGTTGCTTAGTTAGAATGTCATGCTTCCCATTGTAATAATCAATAGCAGTAACCATTGTTTTACGTTGTTCACTAGCTAAGAAGTTGTGAAGTTGCACTCGCAAGAATTCTCGCTCTGACATCGTAGCTGAACCTTTTATAATACGGTCCCATAGTTGAGATAGTATCAATCAAACGACCACCTTTCTACATTGACATCTTCCAAACCATACCGCATAGCATCCATAGCATGGTTATTTTCATCCTCAGGTTTCCCTGTGTATTTCTCAAATCTATCTTTTGCCCATTGGTATGTGGATAACTCGCGCAGCACGTTAACGCATCTTGGATGGACAATTAATTCGTAGTCTTGTATTCTCTGAATACCGTTTAATATGCTATCCTTGCCCTTGCGCGCATTGGTTATCCCTTTTAGCCCTTCCTGGTACAGTTCCTCAATAGATTTAGGCTCGGCACTATCGGCTCGAATCTTTTCTTTCGCATATCCCATATCAATGATACGTGCTGCTAATTGCTGATTAGTCAGTCCCCGTTCATAAAGCTCGTCGAATATGTAGATTTTCTTATTCCCCATATCGACTAGCATGCATACTAATGCTGTAGGGTCTACTGTGTAACCAAAGTCGAGTCCAAACGCTGACTTTATGCCGTCTAGACTTCTAATATCATTAACATCAAAAGCTAATTCACGCCAATTTTCATATACAAGGCCTTCAACTACACCCCAATTGCCAAGTCCTGCAACATGGTAACGTTTGGGGTTCTTTTTCATCTCTTCAAAAAGTGCTAAGTCTGACTCACTAAGAAATTCATTACACATGTAATTAGTGGTCAACGCCAGCACATTTGGACTAGACTCATCAAAGAAACGTTTCTTTAGCCAGTGCCTATCAGACCACGGGTTAAAAGTCAAAACTACTTGATGATACATTCCTTCAGGTAACTGCCCACGAATGGATTCATCCAGTTTGTTGAAAGCGTCCTCGCTCATAATCTCGTAGGCTTCTTCTATCCAAAGCCTACACAACGCGCCAACTTCCACCGTGATAGATGTTACTTTCAATGGATCGTCAAGCCCACGGAACAGGATTTTTTGTCCAGTTGGGATATAGGTTATTTCAAGTGGCGACACAGAACATTTAAAGTACTTCTCTACCTTTAATTGCCTCATCGCCCATTTAAGCTGTGCAAAGCAACTATCACGTAGAGTTCGCTCTGTCTTACGTACTACCAACCAATTAATAGCAGAATTTTCCATTATCTCTACAATCACTTTTAATGATTGCGTAGATGATTTCTTGCTAGCACGACTGCCTTTGACTACTTTATAGCGGCCTTTAAACCTCCAAAATGCTCCATATCCCTTGCCGATGATATCAGGCAGATAGACCTTTTCACATTTAATCGGCAATCTCATCACCGCCTACGATGATCACTGGTTGTAAATCGATAGTTGTGTCGCCAGATAGAATTCGATGTCGTTTGGCCATAAGTTCAAGAGCCTTTAGTCTGGACCTTTCATCCGGCGGCTTATCCATGATACGGGCTGTCGACCACCCATCTCCTTGCCCCTCAATCACAACGGTCTTTTCTGTTGATAGCCCAAGCGCAATTCTTGTAAGCTCATATTCGACCTGTTTAGCCGTCATGATATTTTCGTCCAAATAAGCGTCTCTAAGCTCGGCAACCCTTAATTTAATGTCATCATTAGTCATCAGACGACTACCTTGCATCTTTGCTGTTTTTTTAGAATAACCAGTGCGAATAGCAGCCTGCGTCGCATTCATATCCTTGATGTACTCATGACAAAATTTTTCATGCCGTTTATTTTTTAATGCAGCCACTATCTCACCTCCTGGCTACTTCAATACACCTTTATTTTGTTTATACTTACCGCGGTCTTTATGAACCTTCGCCGTTTTAGTTTTAATTAAAGAATGTGAAGGCGCATACGATTTACACATATGATCAATATGAATGCCATTTGCTTTGCACCAACCCTTAACATTGTTTAAGCATCTTCGTTTCTCACAATACACATCAGTCAATCGTATTCACCTCGCCTCCTTAAATTTGCATATAAAAAGACCACCTAACCGTATAGATTAAGTGGTCTTTTTGTTTTAGTGTTCTAGGTTTCACTGTGTCGTTGAGAGATAGAGTATTTGTTGTCCCATTAACTCACACTATCATTATAAATTGTCAAGAATGACATGTCCATGACAGTTTTATGACAATTTTGTATTGAGCCCTATCACTCCCCAGAGAAGTACAGATAGTTCTTCTATTCCCCTTGCAACATATCTATGGATAGTACGTACATCCGGCTTTTCAGGGAATGATTCAGCGATTTCTTCTAATGTTTCACCATCAATATAATAACGCCGCACACATTCACAATACTTAAATTGCTTCTCGCTGCACTTCTCAGCATAGATATCTAGCATGTTATTCACATGTCGCATCATTAGCGCGGTTTTTTCTTTACTTTTAACAATGGCATTTACCCTTACTATGCTATTGTCATCGAACATATCAGCTAGCAGCTCATTGAGCCATATATCCTCGGCTTGTGTCGAATCCGAGATAGCATTGTCTACATATGACTGTAATTGACTATAATGCTTTAATAGCTTGATCGTGTTGTGTCGAAGTTTACGACCTAACTGTGCATTTTCTTGCTTAGCTAATTCATAGTAAGTTTTGGTTGCCACCTCTGTGGCCAACTTAGTGATTTTCTCAATATCATATTCATTCAAATATGTTTCCCCCTTTACAAGTTATTTTATGTTTTAGTCCGAATTTGTTTTTACCAGTGATAAACAACTAATATTTTAACTTTTAAAAAATACCAACCATATTGTTTTCCCTCTACGTTGCCCAATTACAGGCTCGCAAGGAAGCAAGATTTTAATTTTAGAAAACGAAATTTGTTCCTCATTCCATTTGAATATCAGTGTCCCATTCTTCTTTAAAACTCTCCAGCATTCAGAGAGGCCTTGCTTAATGTCGTCTTTCCAAGTTGTATCTAGCCTTCCATATTTTAATTTCAGAAAGGATTTCTCTCCTGCCCTTATTAGATGAGGCGGATCAAATACTACTAGATAAAAACTTTCATCTTCAAAAGGAATGTCTCGAAAGTCTGCAATTATATCAGGTTTAACGATTAGCTTTCTACCATCACATAGCCTTGTATTTTCAGTTCGATTATCCATGTAAATAGCATCTTCATTTTCTTTGTTAAACCAAAACATTCTGCTACCACAGCATGTATCTAGTATTTTCATTAGTTATCTTTTATGCACACATTTTTAGTTTTGCAATAAACATCAACATATGTCTCATCACGGTCACCATTGTGTGTCACTTCTACATATTCATCAATATCAGGACCGCTTACTAATGCTTTCCAGTTTTGTAATGTTTTACAAAACCATACAACATACATAAATTCTAATTCTTCAAATTCATGTCCCATTTCTAATAGCACTTTGCGAGCAGCTTCAATCGCTTTTACTTGTAAGTTACTCATTTATTTATCTCCTTAATTCTTAAAATTATAAAAATATTCCCATATTTTCCGTGATATGTAATATTACATAATCTTCATCATCTTGAATAATCTCATCCGCCATCGTTCCTATAAATTTTCTGTTATCGTTTTCTAGTACACCAGCTAATTGCAATCCGTCCAAAATAAACTTCTTGGCAAAAGCCACATTGTCAGGATCATGCCTAGTTGAAGAATGCCATTCAAATAATAGGTCCACTTTCCCATTAACAGGTTGTATCTGCTGCAATAGACATTGTTTTTTAACCTGCTCAGTGCATTTCTTTTTCATAGCTGCAGCCGCTATAGTAGAACCCCTTTCGCAGTCGATGTACTCATTTAATGTTGGAAACCGGTCATGAGTTTTCTTCCTAAATCTAAACTGGCATCGTAATTGAATTTTCATCGGTGCGACGCTCCATTGAATATAGCCACCGCATATTCACCACGTAGGCGGTCATATACTCTTTGGCTATAATTCTTTTCAGTCCAGGCATCGCTATAATTCGTCGTAAGAATTATGGGTTTCATCCGGTTGTAGCGATCAATAATGATGCTTTCAACCTTAGACGGCACCCAATCAGACTTGGAATATTCTGCCCCAAAGTCATCAAGCAATAGCAATGGGATATTCCGCAATTTTTGCTCAAATCTTAGATAAGCCACATTATCGCCTTTAGATAAAGTAAGCATGGTATCTAACAAATTAGGCATAGAAATCATGAGGCACCCTTTGCCTAATGCCATAGCCTGTTTTAAGATACTCACCGCAATTGATGTTTTACCGGTACCAGCTGGGCCTCTTAATATGAGGCCCTTGCCAGAATCAAGATTAGCTTTCAGATTATCAGAGTACTTTTTAACTACGTCGTAAGCTTCAGCGTTCTCTTTTGGAAAGCTACCATATTTGCGTAACCAGTCAAAATCCATATCATAATACCTCTTAGGAATTCCAACTGCAGCGTAGGTGGTGTTAACATTAGTTTGAATGACTACTGGTTCATCGTAGACCGGGTAAAAAAACTCATTTTTTACCGTGGACTCGTTGATATTCTTTTTCCCAGTCGACGTCTTCGTCCTTTCTCGAATTTTTTCGAGACACGCTTCTAGCATTGCTGTTACATTTGCTTGCTCCATTATCCTTTGCTGCCTCCTCCCTAATCTTATTATTTAGAACGGCTGTGATGTATGCGATACTAGCTTTCCCTACTTCGCTAGATTTACTAATAGCATTAATGACTTCACTTTCACCAAAGTCATTAACAAGGTATTCTAATTTCTCTTTTGTTATTGGAGAAATTTCTCCAACGTCATTCATGTAGAGCTTGAATACATTTTTATACGGATCATGTTTTTTAGATTCATCAAACATGGATAAAATATCCTTATCTGATTTTTCATTTTCGCGCGCCTCATTATATGAATATGAATATATACTTTCCTTTCCTTTCCTTTCCTTTTGTTCATTTTGTTCAACGGTCGTTGAAGCTCGTTGAACGGTCGTTCGGTTTTGTTCTTTTTTCCTTCTAGCTTCACCACTTTTAATGCCTGCGAGCCTACGTTGTTCCTGCTTTTTTTCAAACTTACTTCTTCGCTCTTCTTGTCTGCGTATTAAACTAGGAGACCAAAAATACTCGTCATCACACTCAAGCAATTCAAAATCATAAATTAACGAATTTATGAACGAAAAAGATTTATTTGAACAAAAGAGCCCTTGTTCATTTTCGTTCAACGGTCGTTCATTTTCGTTCAACGGTCGTTCATTTTCGTTCAAAATTCCTAACTCTTTATCAAGCGCAATAAAAGTATATTTTTTAAAAGGCAGTCTGTAGTCCTCAGATGAAGCTAGTTTTTCAATTAATTTCCACCACCAGGCATATGAAATAACACCAAACTCTGACTCCATTGCCACAATTTTAGGATCATTGCTCGCATTAACATCGTGGCTGAAGTAATATACATCCTTGGCCATTCATCATTCCTCATCTACAAATAAATTATCCTGGGCTCTACGTCCCATAATAAACCTTACGCATTCATCGATTAAATCTTGAACTGAGATAGCAAATGTTGAGTCTGCATACTCTACATCTAGCCACCCCGTTTTAAATTTAAATTCATTAGGAGTGTTCATATCAGATACAATGCCTTCAACGCAAACCTGACTAATAAGACCTTCAATGTCGCCATACTTAAATTTGAATGTGTTTACCAAAAATGGAATTTTAAATTCTTCCAAGAATTCAAAGTTCTTCTTCACAATAGACTGCAGTTTACTGAATGCTTGCAGAAGCTCAGGACGCGGATCATCTTTAGATTTTAGCGTGAATACATCTGTTAACCCCGTAGCAGATGGTTTCTGATAGGCAATGCTGATATCGTTATCTTTAATTTGGATTGATTTAATAATCATAAAGGGCTCCTTTCTTGTTCTACGATTACTAATTTGCCAGTAGCAGCTTGAACAGCTTGTTTAAATATTTCTGAATCTGAGTTGCTATCAGATAAATGTAGTAGTCGTATATCTTGACACTTAGTTAGGTCCATAGATTTTAGAAATTTAATTACATTTTCTAATGAAAAATGAGATTGGATTAACCGTTCCATTCGTTTTTCATCTAAATAACCAGCTTCTACTTGTTGATTTAGGATTTCATAGGAGTGGTTACATTCAACCATGATGTGATCAATATTCTTAAACGTATACCGGCAGTAATAGGTATCTGTAATGTAGAGGAGTTTTTCCTCGCCATCAGAAATCAAAAAACCAACATTAGGAACGTCATGTTCTAATTCAAAAGGTAGAATACTAAAATTTCCTATCGTAAATTGAACTTTAGGCGTAATATAGATGGCTTTGTGATGCCCTGCTACATATAATGCATCAGCAGTGTCTTTTAACATGTATACACGATGCCCTAGCTTTAATAAATCATTTACAGCCTTGCTATGGTCGCCGTGTTGATGCGTAAGCAACGTTCCGCATAGGTGTAGAAAGTTAAAGTGACAATACCTTTGAATTTCTTTAAATGATAATCCTGCATCCAGTAGCAGTTCATCGCCATTGGTTGAGGTTTTGATTCGGTAGCAGTTCCCTTTCGAACTACTACCGAATGCTTGAATGCTAATCACAATTAATCACCGAACATATTGACTACTTCGCCCGTTTCCGGATTAACGAACTCATTGGTAGGGGTAGGTTCAATATCGATTACTTCACTATTAGCGTTTTGATTAATAGTTTCAGCGACTATGTCAGCTGTATCAATAACCTTTCCTTCAACATCGATGATTTCATCTGCAGTCTGTAACCCCATTGAAATTTCAGGTGCTGTAGTTCTAATTAACCATGCGGCGGCTCTATAACGTAACATTTGATCCGGCATAGTTTTCCATTTTGAGCCTTTTTTGTCATACCAACCTTCCTGTTTGGCTAGTGCGATTGTTACTTCAGGACCTGCGATAATTTCTTCTGAGCCCTTTTCACGAGTGTAAGCAATAATACCTTGAGAGTCTGTTCCTTTTTCGCCAGTAGGTTTATATTTAATAGCTTCAAATCGACCACATTGATTAAAGGTTGCAATCAAAAACTTTGAAGACCAACCAGGGTTGCCATATACGATATATAAATTTTGCATTACCATTAATGGGCTAGCGTTCATTCGAGTTGCCATTTCTAATGCGATAATAGCATTTCCCATATTCTGTTCACCTTGGAATTGTTGAGGGACCAACGTGGAATGTGTAAACATTTTTGCTTGTCGTTGTAATAATTCAAATCCTTCTGCAGATTGAAAGCCAGGTAAATTTGTATGTTGCTTTACAGCTACTTCATTTGCCATTATGTACCTCCTATGCCACGTTTTCGCATACAGCGTGGATATCTAAATTAGATAAAATATTATGAATTTCTAAACGGCCCTTTTGAGTCCATTTAGTTGTGATTTTAGAGTCTAAGCGACCATCGCTTCTGCAGAATGTAAAGGTTTCGGATTTAGTAAACCCTTTAGACATGTGTTGCTTATATAAAATCCATTGATCACCAACTTTACGTTGTAGGCCAGCTTCATGCAAAATCTTATTTAGCTCTTGAGCACTCATGCCATAGTCAGCGGCAATTTGTGTGATTGTTAAGCAGGATTTGCTTGAGAGGATTTTATCCACGTAATCCTTAACCGGTTTAAATTCTGCTATCTGCTGCTCTTGCTGAGCAACAATAGCTTTGGTAGCATTGTGCGATTCCACCTCATTAGCATAGGCTCTAAGAGCTTCAGGTAATGACTTTGGAATGTTCATGCTATAAGCACCAGTCTTACGAATTTGAGGAATTACTTCAGACGTAACCCATCGTTTAAATTGTTTTGCCGTTGGTAGTTTACTGGATAGTACCAGGGAATAAAGTCCGCTTTCATTAATCAAAATAGTTTCTTTGTTTTGATTGCCATCAAATACCATTGTCTTTATTCTATCTTCTTCATCAGTATGTCGGTTTACATCTCGACTACCGTTTTGGTACCCGAGAGTATCAGCGACATCTTTTGCTACAAACCACAATTCATTATCTTTTTCTAAAATACGAACTTGGCCAAATGTATCATTATTAAAAATTTGTAAGTCAGTCATACCTACACCTCCTTAACGACCAGTTGAGATTCTGATTCATCAACGATCAATTTAATTGTTTGACTATTAACAGGAATAAAGTCCGTAACAGCTTCAGCATTATCAATGAATACTGGAGCATTAACTTTGAAATAGCTAGTCAATGCGTTAATGATATCTAAACCTACATTAATGCGGGCTGCATTATTCATGCTGCGGTATGGCACCCCTTTATAGGTGGTTTCGCAACATTCTTCAACGTTGCCATTTAGCATAACGTTGAACATTTTGAAACGAGCTAGTTTAAACCTTGCATTAATGCTTTCTTCCAACATGTTAACTTTAGCTTTTATGAACTCATCCATCAGATAAGAGGATTCATCAAGTTCATTCTTTTCGGCAACAAGTTTTTGTTGTTGGTTTTCTAATTCGATAACACGTTTTTCAATATCATCAATCAATTTGAATTTATTCAATTCAGTCTCGAGATTTGCTTTTTTAGATTTTAAAGATGATAATTCATCATCAAGTCTTGCAAGTTCTTCGACATCTGCACCTGGTTCCTCTTCAATCTCAAGCAAGAATAATTGCGCTTTTAAGTCAGCATATGTAGGATCATTTTCGACATTAGGTTCAGAATACGCTTCATATTCTTCACGTTTAATATCTCGCTCCTTGCTTTGTAGGGTAATGTCATCTATTAATCCGTCAGCTTTCAACGTCATCGTTTTCTGCTGCTCTTCATAATTTTCTTTTAGCTTAGCAGCACTATCGATAAGGCCTTTCCATTCTTCAAGCTTTTTAGATTTATTAGCGTTAAATTCTGCCTCGAGTTTTTCCTGCTTATCCTCCGGCAATTGCTGTCCGCAAGTAGGGCAAGCCTCTTTACTAAACTGCTGAGTGTTAAATGTGTTGAATTCAGCAGTTAAAGTTTCGATGCGTTTGGTTTCTCGCTCAATTTCTTTATTAAGCTCGTTGCTTCTATCCATGCATCTATCTCTTTCAGCTTCAGTCGCCTTTAATTTAGATAGTGCCGTTTCGTATTCGCTGCGCAAATGTTGTTTGCGCTTGTGATAATCGGATAGCAGGTCTGAACGTCTAACATCTAATTGACGATTAATGTCACGAATTTTAGACTGCTTTTCTGTAGCACTAAACCCGTTTTTAATAATGGCTTTTTGTTTTTCAACATCATCAATGCCAGTTGATAAAGTTTTAATATCACTGATTAGTTTATCTTTATTAGCCATAACTTCAGGTTTATTTCGTACAGCTTCATCAATACGAACCGGAATCATATCCAGTTCTTTATTAATAGCCGTTTTTTTGCTAGCAATAACTTTGCGTTGATCATCAACCGTCCGACCATCTAATAACTCTGCTAAACGTTTTAAGTCTTCACGACTATTGATTACAGCAGCATCGTCAATGTCGCCACACATTTCAAGAAGTAACTTACGGCGATTTTGCCAGGAGTACGTCTCATTGAAATATAAAGGATTAGTGATTAATTTGAAGATACTTTCATCGACAAGTGAACTAACCATTTCTTTGTATTCTTTTTCTTTCTTAGGTACACCATCGACAAAATAATCTGTCGTATGGCCTGTTAAAGTAACTTCACCACCGCGAGGGGAAGAGTACTTTTCACGATAGACGCGTTTAAGCTCAACAGTACCACCTTCATCTAATGTAAAGGTTCCTGTTACTTCGTGATTGACTTTATGGATAGGTTCGCCACCATCCAATGTCTTAATTTCGAAATCAGCCCGATCTAGGCTGTCCTTACCAAAGAGGAGCCAGCACAGGCCGTCAAATACAGTCGTTTTACCGGTAGCATTATCGCCACGGATTACAACATCGCCTTTTAAATCTAACGTAAAGGACGTTAATCCTTTGAAGTTAAGTAGTTCTAATTTTGTGAGTTTCATATCATTCTCCTATACAACAGTGGCATCTACATCGATGGTATGAGGCTCAATCTTTAACTGATTCGCCCATTGCATTACCGTCGAATTAATCTGAGCATTCTTTTTAAGCTTTTCATTAGCAAATAGCTTAGCCTGCACTAAGTCGAACATTTGACAGCCTTTCTTCTTGCCCTTGTTGGCCAATTCTAGGCACGCAACTGGTTTCATAGCATCGTCGGTAACTACCACTATTGCGGTAGTCCCTTTCATGACCCTATCTCGGTATGATCCAACACAGTTTTTTAATCGTTTTCCAGCAGTCATTAAATCTGCTGCAGTTTTAGGCACCATAAAATGCATGCCGTTTACATCTGCCTGCAGCTGTGGAACTTCCGGAAGCATTACGTCGCCGTACTCCTGTTTGTTGTAAACATTAACTACCACATCATGAAAGTCTTTTAACTTGCAATCAGCATCCCAAACTTGAGATATATATTCCTTATTTATTTGACTATACATATTAACAATATCCTTAATATCTGATGACTCAGCATTTAACAGATACCTTAATAAATTGCGTTCCCCATAGCGTTTAGAAAGTCTAATCCACATATTCTTGATTTTTGAAGACTTAACCCCCATACATTCGCCAAAATGGCTAGCGTCAAATATTTTTGCAGATTCATTATCTGGATCTTTATTCCGCTTAAGAGTTAATATTGTCCTACGGTTGTTTTCGTCCCTAAAGATACCTAGCATATCGGATAGTTTAACAATCATAGGGTCTTCAACCATCATGCTGCGTAATAATTTGCTATTAGGCGATTTGTGGTAAATCCGTAACGCTTCAAGAAAACCTATTCCTTTTTTAGTCATAGTTAATATTTCATCACTAAATGGAATATCACAAGCTGTGCAGCGCCAATAAAACTCGCCCCATCTAATGTTGCTTTTAATTAACTTGGTAACAGGCGGCATATCAGGGGCAGAAATTTTTAAAGCCATATTGACTAACATAGAAAGTCCATATCCTCCATATTCATCAATAGAGTGTGGGATGTAAATGCCTTTTACCTTATATCCACACTGTTCTGTTAAGCGCCTTTCAAACTCGAGACGCAATGCTTTAAATAAATGAGCCAAACGTGATTTGTTAACGTCGTGCACCGCATAAGATTTGCCGATATATTTAAGCACCATCATAATTGGTCTTTCATGATCACGGATATAATCAATTGTCAAAGGATGTTTATTTTTGTATTTATCAATATAAATAGCCTGTTTATTTTTAAAGTCAAATCGCAAAATTTCTTTGTAAAAGCCGTCCTTTGATGTGCCATCCCAATATAACCGAATGCCTTTATATCGTATTCGTAAGTCAATGAAGTTCTTATAACTTAGAACGTCAATCTGCATCTCTTCAGGAACCACTTCATGTTCACTGTTGGCCAATAAAACTTTGTGCGTAAATGGGTTAGAATGAATGCCACAATTTGGGCAAGTATAGTACTTAGCTGCAGTATAATATCCTCTTCCCATATTGTATTTTCTATTCCACCTACCACCGAACGTATGTCCACAATCGCAATGATGGATTGTAGTGTACGAAGCATCATAACCCTTTTCAATTATGATGCTATCGAACATTTTACGGATGTATAAACTAGACACAGTTTCCACAGAACACCACCGCCTTAATCGCCAAACATAGCAAAGAGGTCAGCGTTATCTTCTACACCAGGCGCAACCGTTGGTTGCGTTTCATCTACAGTTGGTTTACTATCAACTGGTGCAGGTTCTTTAGTTGTTTTAGTCTTACGGGTACGCTTTGGCTTTTCTTCCTTTGCCGCATCTTCAGTTTTGTCTTTAGGCTTAGCTGTCTTAGGAGGCTCTACCACATCAAAGGCTTTTACAATTGCATTAGATGCTTTCATAACTCCTTCTGTATATGCAATTCCAGTTTGGTATTCTTCAGCGTTACCAGGGTCCATTTCAATTGCCTTATGTAATATGTCTAGCGACTTCTTACATATATCTGCTTGCGCTTTGAATTGTTGCTTAGCCATATTAATCCTCCCCTGCCATAATGGATTTTAAATCGGTGATAAGATCATCCGTCAAAGAGTCGCTAGACGGACGAGTAACACCATGCTTGCTAAAAATTGCAAGTGCTTTTTTTGCTTTTACACCATCTTCGCCCATCCATGCACGGAATTCTTTATAAAAGGCTTTTTTATCTACAGGTTCAGTAGCAACATCTAATTCTGTATTTTTTTGAGGAGTTTCTACTGTAATAACCTCTTCAATTTTTGTCGCTTTAGCAGGTTCAGGTTCTGCTACTGGTTCAACCTTTTCTTCATCTTTAAGCTTTGTTGGGTTACCTTCGAAGTCTGTCACTGGCACGTCTTGTTTATGTTCTGTCTTAACAGTTTTGGTTGATGCTTTTTCTTCTTTCGCTTCGGCTTTTTCAACCTTCACCACCTTAGGCACGACTTTAGATGTTACAGCCTCTACATCAATAGTTTCACAAACGGTTACGACAGGCTCTTTACCATCATGACAATTGCCGCAGCATTGATGATTTAGTCGTTCATTCCATTCTGCGATTTTAAGTGCAAGATCTTCTGTGTCATTGAATTTAATTGTTAAGATATTTTGGTTTTCCATGATTATTTCTCCTTTAGAATTTAAACAGTAATTCATCATCAACTAATTTCCCTTCAACGATTTTAGGGATTCCAATTTCCTGGAGTTTACGAATTACGCTACGACTTTTAGAAATATAAATAGTGTTTCTTTCAATTTGTACTGCTGTTGGTTTAATTACATATGTCTCTGTTGCAAGCGCAGGCGCCACACAAATGACTCTATTATTAATGTCTATACCAACCTTAAAATACTCTGGCCCTTTTAATTTTCTGTAAGCCGGCATTGAAAGTTTGATATAGCTATTTGTAGTCACTATCGCTACCTTTTGTAATGATTCGTGCTTGCCTTTATTATCTGCAAAGAAATTAAAGTCGAATACATTTCCAGTGGGTTTGGTTTTTATTGCTTTTATTTCAGGCATTTTATCTCCTTATCTGGTATAATTTACATAGGATATTTTTATCTTTGCTCGTTACTCATTGCCGTGAGTGCGAGCATTTTTACTTTTACGGCGAATATGTTCATCGTGGCAATGCTTACATACTCTAATTGCTTTACGATTAATCTCGTCATAAATGTAACTGTAAGTATATGGAATTAATTTAACTCCACATTTAGTACATGCAACTCGTTTCATGTAGCACCTACTAAATCATCATTAATACGAATATGCTACTAATTAATGCACACACGCTCATGATTAATGCGATGAAGAACATTGCCTGTATGATGGATTGCATATCATTCACTCCTTTCGATAAATGCTGTATATAACAGCAAGATTAGCGATGCGATGAATCCTAAATATAATGCTGCATCTGGAACATCATATCCTTGAATGTCGGACCCTTCCAAAACAAACACCATGCAAGCTGCTAGTGCAATTAAAAACATTTTCATACCTATTCCCCTATTCTTGCCTGGCATCTTTTCCCTAGCCATGCATTAAACGAATCTAAATGGATCAATCGTTTACCTCCTCTGGCCCCTATCTTCATCGACGGGAAATCAAAGTCAGCTGCCCATTGACGAATCACATCTTGAGGAACACTTGCTAGTTCGGCAGCCTCAGCGACTGTTATGCATAATTTATTCCTGTCCACATTAATCCTCCTTTATATCTTCTTTACAGATGTTCATAAAATTTTCATGAATATTTTGTGTATTCTTAAATAATTGTTTGTATAATCACCTTAGAAGGGAGGTGATTGCTAATGACGATTTTAATTAAGCTAAAAAACGGTGATAAACTTTCTATTAAAAATTTAAGTAGTATAAAATCTTGGGATTCTAGAAACGGAAATTTTATAGAAACAAAAGACTTTTCCACATTCACCGTATTTAACAAAAATTATATTTTTGTCGGTGATAATACCTTAACTATTAACGGCTCTGAAATTCTATATGTAGAATTTCAAAATCCTTAATTGAGATTAAGCTACTACATTAAGAGTGCAGTTACAGCTGTACTCTTTTTGTATTTCTGACAACGTCTTTACCCATTTTTCAAGCCCGTCAATAGCGAGTGTTTCAAATGGTATTTCTATATTAATTTCAAGTTTTGGTTCAAAGCTCATATTTTCTCATTTTACGGTAAAACCGTAATAAACTATAAAAAAATAATATCATCATAAGCGACATTGAATACCTGTTCTATCTTAGATATATTTGGTACGTCTGGATAAGATCGCTTACGCTCCCAGTTTCCCCAAGTCTCAGTAGATACGCCAATTTCTTTTGCGGCCTGAGCTTGTGTCCAAGACTTGGATGCGCGGAGCATTCTAAGTGTATATTTCATAAATTACCTCCTTTCTTATTAACATCACTTATTACCATGACTAGAGTATACTACGGTTTTACCGTAATGTCTATTAAATTTCCGTAAATTATCGTAAAATTTTAGTTTAAATATTGAATTTATTACGGAAATATCGTATTATGTTATTAATTATTATGAATTTATTATAGAGAGGAAATTTGAGATGAGTGATTTAGGCAATAAGGAAATTATGGCGCAAAATCTCCAAAGGCTAATGGATAGTCGCGGAATAGACAGAAATAAACTATGTGCTGATTTAGGGTTTAAATACACTACTTTAACAGATTGGTTGAAAGGCAATACATACCCAAGAATAGATAAAATTGAAATGATGGCAAACTATTTTCACGTGCCAAAATCGGAATTAGTAGAAAGGCAAGATAAAACCGAAGAGGAATATTACCTAGATAAAGAAGCTGCTGAATTCGCTGAGTACTTGCGCACACGCCCCGGGGCTCGTATGCTATTTTCTGCAGCAAAAGATATTAGTAAGGAGGATATGGAGAAAGCAGTTGAATATATAGAACTATTAAAATTAAAAAATAAATAGTATATAAGGGAGAGTGTTAATTTGGTAGTTAATGTAATTTACTGTGATTTACCACATGCCAACGCTGTGTCGGAGGAATGTGAAGATGTGGATACCCATAATATCTACATAAATAAAAATCTCCCCCATGATCGCATGAGGGAGGAAATCAAACATGAACTAATTCATATTATTAATGATGATTTTTACTTGGATAAACACGTGGACCTTATCGAACAGATGGTTCGTAGGTCTCACGTTGACGACTCCGAATTGGAAAATATAGCTTTCTACCACCATTATTTATCGGCGTTATAAGGGAATATATAAAGGGAGATTTAAAAATGAAAAAGACTTTGTTAATTACTACTATGTTTGCCTTAGTTACCGTAACAGGCTTTGCTAGAACTGAAGTATCTCATGATGAATTTAAGGCCTTAGACGGTCCAAAGGTGCTAGTGCATTACGATGACGGGAGCACGGAATTACTAGACGAACAGGAATATCTTGAACGCACTATTAGTATGACACAAGAAGAAATGGACGACTTACACAAAGTCGACGAAGGTACTAAGAAAGCACTAGCAAACCGACAAGCTGATATCGAGATACTCCGAACTTATCCTGGAGAGGTTCAGCAAGAACAGCCTAAAAAGGAAAAGAAAAAGCACTGGTATGACAATGTATTAGATTCTATATTTTAACCAGTAGAGTTTTGCGAATAAAAAAAAACTAAGCACGAGTGTAATTGTATTATCATTAGAGGGATTTTCTGGATATAAAAAGCCCCTGCCCTACTATAGGATAAGAGACTTTATGATAAAGGAAAAGGCCCTCACCTAAAAGTGAGGGCCTATGTAGGGGGAAAGATATAATTTCCTTTACTTCTTTTCTGAGAGACGAACATTCCGTTCACGATTATGTCTCTACGCATTTATTATGTTTACAAGTCGAGTATACCAAATACTTGTCATCCGTGTCAACGGAAAGAGGAGGAATCAAAATTGCGAACAACTAGAAAAGGCACACCAATTATAAACTTACCTCGAACTTTATCTTTTAAAAATAATAATATTGTTGACTTCAATGCCTACTTATCCATCTTTGATTGGAATTTTGAAGGGCCTTCTATAATCATCGACGGCCGCGCGTGTATCAGTGCTAATTACCAAGCGCTCTCCCTCCTCATTCAGTATCTATGGTTTTTAAAAAGCAAAGGAACCTACATATACTTTAACATTGATGAAAATACGACATTACGAAAAATGTGGCAGCGTATCGGCGGCAGTGGTTGCTATAAAGTATTAGAAGATAGTAATGAGAACTTCAACACCGTTTACGACAAACCCATGTTTGCCATTAGAAATCAAACAACAGACGTATCTTCGGCTATTGGCAAAATACTACAATATACTTCACAAATTGATATGGATCTCATATCCGGGCATGAAGATACTTTACGGTATATTGTTTCCGAGTTATTATACAATACTTTAGAACACGGCTATAATCCACAAATTCCTTCTTTACTTCAATTCAACTGGTACCGTGATAAAAACCAATTATCGTTCATCGTAGCGGATTTAGGCGTGGGTATAAAACGTCACTTAGAACAAACATATCCTCCATTTTCTTCTGATACAACAGCTTTAGAAGAAGCTATAAAACCAGAAATATCGGGAACATTTGGTGCTCCAAAGAACCCTTATAGTGCACAAAACAACGCCGGCATGGGACTATTCTTGTCATCCAATTTAGGTAAAAAATTGGAAGCCGATACTTATATAGTTTCCGGTACAGGGCTTTTGCACATCTCCCCGACGGACATCACTTCAGACACTTTACGACGTGCGTGGCCGGGTACATTCGTCTACATGACAATAGGATTTGATAAATTTAGATCGTTTAATTTTAGTAAAGAGCTAGAAAACTTACGAGATAAAGCAAAACAAGAAGTAGAGGCTCGCAATAATAAGCCCACAGAAGTAGAAATAACGATAGATATGTATAACTATTGTGGAGAAAACTGCGAAGTTAAATATGAAGCTATTAATAGACGAGACAAACAGATTCTACCTGCTTTAGCAAAAGGCCAAACTGTCGTATTAGATTTTTCTAATACCAAAACCGCCACTCACAGTTTTCTTGCGGCATTGCTGGTTACTCCAATAAGAAGTGTAGGCATAAAAGCGTATAAATTAATCAAAATAAAAGGAGCCAATCCTTCAATTAGAGCGACCATCGATTTTATATTCGATAGTTATACATCGGTCGAGTAACGAGGAGATGAATTATGGCTAAAAAACGAGCCGATGGACGCTACCAGGTATCAAAGGTGATAAACGGTAAGCGTAAATACTTTTATGGCACAACCAGGAAAGCTGCTACGGAAGCTATGGAAAAATACGTAAATGCTAATCAATCATGTGCCAATTTCGATGCTACCATCTCATTAAATACATGGATTAATATTTGGTTGCAACTAAAAGAAAAAAGTATAACACCAGCCACCTATCAAAGTTATACTGGCATCATTAATCGTTATATTAGAGACAAAATAGGTGGCGTAAAGCTGGCTGAGATTAAACCAAATACATTACGGTATGTCTTTGAATCTATGGATGGTTTATCCTCTCGAACTATATCCTACACCATGACAATACTGAGCTCGATATTAGAACAGGCTGTAAAGGATGATATCATCCCTAAAAATTACATGAAAAATATAGACAGACCAAAACAGGTTAAAGTCCGCCATATGGTAACGTTGTCTGCAGATGAAGTTAAGAATTTTTTATCTAATATATCTAATTCTGAGCATCATGCATTGTTTAAATTAGCATTTGCAACCGGTATGCGGCGCTCTGAATTACTAGGCCTAAGATGGTCTGATATCGACTTTAAGAAATCGACCATATCCATCTCACAAACAGCACTCAAAATCGGATCAACTGCAGTTATATCAAATACAACTAAAACTACATCATCAAAACGGATAATAGCCATTGATACTGATACACTCCAGGAACTTATGAAGCATAAAGTAGTCATAGATAAGCGAAGAATTAAGACAATGAACTGGATTAATAACAATCTAGTATTCCCTGGCATCAAAGGTGCACCTCGCTGTCCTGATGAGGTTAGCAAGTTATGTAAGAAATACGCTAATTTAATCGGTAAGCCATCTTTTACAATGCATGGCACTAGACATACCCACGCCACACTTTTAATCGAAAATGGAGCAAATATGAAAGCCATACAGGAACGTCTAGGGCATGCTTCATTTCAAGAAACAATGGATACCTACTCACACGTCACTCCTAAAATGGAAGATGACCTGGTGGAACGAATCTCTAAAATATTCTGATGTCAAAATGATGTCAAACCACATAAGACTTTATGATGTCAAACAAAAATAAGGGCTTACAGGTAATTCTGTAAGCCCTTATTTAATTAGCCTGGTGCGGTTGGCGGGACTTGAACCCGCACGAGCGTTAGCTCACCACCCCCTCA